AGAGTTTGTCAAGAAATTGGGGTTTGAGGAACAAGCACGATTACTTGATGTTTTTCCTACTGGAGATTTGTTGTTTTTTGTAATGTCAAAAGACAAATGTAGATTTTTAGGAGAAAGATATGGGAAAACAAGCTAGTGCTCCCCCACCACCCGATTATGCAGGTGCGGCAAGGGAAACTGCCGCAGGTAATCTTGATGTTGCAAGACAAACGACTGCCGCCAATCGTGTAAATCAATACACGCCTTATGGTTCGCTTGAATATCAAATGTCAGGTCAAGACCCTTATGGCAATCCCATGTGGAAAGCTACGCAATCCCTTGCTCCCGATCAACAAAAACTATTAGATATTCAAAATCAATTAAGTATTGGTACAGGTGAATTAGGTCAGCAAGGTCTTGGTTATGTGCAAAACATGATTTCCAAGCCTTTTGATACAAGTTCTTTGCCTACTACTGGTTTTAATGCTGGGCAAAGTTATCAAGATGCTTATATGCAAAGACTTCAGCCACAAATACAACAAGGGCGTGAAGCGTTAAATGTTGATTTAGCTAATAGGGGTATACCCGTAGGTTCAGAAGCCTATAAACGGGCAATGATGACCCAAGGTCAAAGAGAAAATGATCTTTTAGCCGCCGCAACTACTCAAGGATTTGGTACTGGTCTTGCCGCTAATCAGCAAGGATTTAACCAATTGGCTTACCAACGCAATGAACCTATTAATACGCTAAATGCGGTGCGTTCAGGTTCTCAAGTACAAAATCCTACATTTGTAAACCCTGCACAACAGGCTAATGTGGCTGGGCCTGATATTTTAGGTGCGGCACAGTCTACTTATAACGCCCAATTAGGTGCATCTAACGCTCAAAATGCCGCTAACAATGCAATGACAAGCGGATTAATGGGTCTAGCTGGTGCTGGAGTTATGAAATATTCTGATATTCGTACTAAAGAAAACATTGAACCTATTGGTATAGCCAACAACGGCTTGACAATATATAAGTATGAATATAAACCTGAGTTTAAAGACCATGAATTAGCTGGATCAGGCGTTCATTATGGTTACATGGCTCAAGAAATAGAACAAGTCTACCCTTACGCAGTTAGAACCTTAGATGACGGCTATAAAGTCGTAGATTACGGACTACTATGAATCCATATATCCTACCGCCACAACCTATGCAAGATGTAAGTGGTTTACAGCCCGTGTTTGGAAACTTTGCACAACAACAAGCTAACCATCAGGCGTTACTTGCACAACAAGGTCAATTAGCTGGTCAGGCTGGTCAATTTCAAGGCGGTGGAATGAATCCATTAGCTATGGCGGCAATGTTGCGTAATACAGATCGCACTAAACCTGCACCTGTATATGATAAAAGTGAAATGATGCCTGATACCCCACAGTATGCAGATCCAGCATACGCACAAGCAGGATATTAATCATGGCTGATATGGGAACACTTACCCCCGAACAGATGTTGCAACAGCAACAGATATTACGCCAACAAAAAATGGCTGAAATGTTAATGCAACAAGGTATGCAACAGCCACAAGGACAAATGGTTAGTGGTCGCTATGTTGCCCCTAGCATATTTCAAAATCTAGCTGGTTTAGCCAATCTTTATGTTGGTCAGCAAGGTATTAAAGAAGCAGAGCAAGCACAAATTGATTTAGCTAAAGCTATTCGTGAGCAAGGCGTTCAAGAAACCCAAAGATTAATGAATACTTTTGGTGGCAGATCTGCAGTTGTTGGAACTCCTGATATTCCTACTGAAACTTATGAAACAGTTAAAGGAACTCCTGCTCAACCAGCAATACCAACTAACCCAAAATTAGCATTTGCTGAAGCAATAAATATGCAATCCCCACAAGCTAGAGCATTGTTGCCATACATAGCAACAGAAGCATTTAAAAAACCTGAAACATTTACTTTGTCTGAAAATGCAAAACGATTTATGACTATGCCTGATGGTACTGTAAAAGAAGTTGCTTCAGGTGCGGTAAAACCTATTCAAATTGATACTGGTACTGCTATTGAGTTTCGTGATCCTAGTGATATGAGCAAAGTATTGCAAAGAATACCTAAGTCGCAAATGCCTACTGCTGGTCAAGTGGTTGAAACGGCTAATGGCCCAATGATTGTTAATACTCGCACAGGCGATGCTCAACCTATCATGGCTGGTGGTCAACCAATAGCACCTAAACTAACTGCTGAACAATCAAAAGATATTACTGGCATTAATCAACAAAGATCTGTTGTAGATAGTGCATTAAATTTAGTAGAAAAAACACCTTCAGCGTTTAGTTTTGGTCGTGGTGCGGCTGGTTCATTGCCATTTGGAGAAACATTGGCAGGTAGAACAGAAAAACCTGATGAAACTAAAGCCCGTGCCGCTGTATTTAATATTGTTTCTAAAGTTATCAATGAACGAGCAGGTGCGGCACAAAGCGTACAAGAACTTAAACGATTAAATGCTTTTTTGCCATCTGAATATGACAATGCAAAACAAATTAAAAATAAATTTGATGGTTTTAAAGAATATTTAAATGAACAAGAAAAAGGTACTAGAGTATCTCCATCTGCTAAACCTGAGTTGCCACAATCAAACTCATTTTCAAGCGAAGCTGATGCTCAAAAAGCATTTAGCACAGGAAAATTAAAGGTTGGCGATAAAATTACTATTAATGGCGTAACTGGAACTTGGAAATAAATTATGCCTTTTGTACCTGATACCCAACAAGCCCCACGCTTTGTCCCTGACGAAGTAATTTCACCTGCATCTACAGCGTATGCAGGGCCAATTATTCAAGAAAATCCAGTATGGCAATCTAATGCTGGTGGGGCGGCTTTTGGTAAGCCAAGAATGGTTAATCGCACTAATGTTCAGGAACAGCCAAGACCTTTAGAATCAGCATTAGCTGGCATGACAAAATCTGCTATTGATCCACTTGTTGCAGGAGCACAATTAGTTACTGGTGGAAATCTAGGAACAAGCCAATTAGCCCAAAACTTAGACAAACAAGCTGATGTTTATTACGAAGCTAACCCTGCATCTTATATAACTGGTCGTGTTGGTGGTGCAATAGCCCCTGCTTCAGCCGTTACTAAAGGTGCTGGAATGATACCTAGCTTTGCCCGTGCCAATCCAATGGTGCAAGGTGCTGTTTTAGGTGCTACTTCAGGAGTAATAACACCTACAAACACAGGTCAAACTGGTGCAGAAATGTATCAAAATGTTGGGCAAAATGTTGCATTAGGAACAGCTTTAGGCGGTGCTATTCCTGCGGCTGGTCAATTGTCTTCTATGTTGCGTGGCAAAGAGCCTAGCCCACAAATGATTGACGCTATTACTAAAGCAAGAGAATTAGGTTATGTAATACCACCTACTCAAGCTAACCCTAGTGCGTTGAATCGGTTTATGGAAGGTGTTGCTGGAAAGATTAGTACGGCTCAAAACGCTAGTGCAAGAAACCAAGAAATTACTAACAAGTTAGCCGCTAAATCATTAGGTTTGGCAGAAGATACCGCCATTACTCCCCAAGTGCTTGCAGATTTGCGTACTACGGCTGGAGATGCTTATAAAAATTTAGGTTTATCAGGTCAAGTAATCACAGATAAATCTTATCTTAGTGCTTTAGATGACATTGCCAAACCATTTTTGGTTACAGCAAAAGGATTTCCTGATGCCCCACAAAGCCCAGTTATAGATTTAGTGCAATCATTAAAGTCACCTAGCTTTGATGCTACTGCCGCTATTGAGAAAGTTAGACAGTTAAGAACTGCCGCTGATGACGCATTTAGAAGTGGAAACACAGACATAGCTAGAGCATCTAAAGGTGCGGCTACTGCCATTGAAAACGCATTAGAAAATCATTTATCTAAAACAAAGCAAACAGATTTATTAGATAAATTTAGGGAAGCCCGTCAATTAATTGCCAAAACTTATACTGTTGAAAAAGCCGCTAATACAACTACTGGCACTATTGATGCTAAAAAACTAGCCGCCCAATTACAGCGTGGTAAACCTTTATCAGCCGAATTAAAAGATATTGCCCAGTTTAGCCAAGCGTTTCCAAAAGCAAGTCAAGCAACAGAAGCTATGGGTAGCTTGCCACAATTAAGCCCATTAGATTATGCCGCTGGATTGATTGGTGGGGTAAGTACGGGTGGACTTGGTGCTGGGGCTATATTAGCTAGACCAGCATTGAGGGCGGCTTCATTATCTTCACCTGTGCAAAATCGTTTAATTCCAAGCACAGCCGCACCATTTTTAACGCCTGACCAGCGTAACTTGTCAAGACTATTAACATTGCAAGGCGTACAAGGAGCAACAAATGAGTAGAAACGGATCGGGTACATATTCCCTACCTGCTGGTAATCCAGTAGTAACTGGCACAACTATATCTAGTACATGGGCTAATAACACTCTTACAGATATTGCTACTGCCCTTACAGGTTCATTGGCCGCAGACGGACAAACTACCGCTACTGGCAACCTTAAAATGGGTGCTAACCGCATTACAGGGTTAGCTGATGGAATAGCGGCTACCGATGCCGCAACAGTTAATCAAGTTCCTAGTGCCGCACTTTTTTTATTAAAAGCATCAAACTTGTCAGATGTTGCTAACGCTACTACATCACGCACTAATTTAGTTGCCGCCAAATCAGGGGCTAATAGCGACATTACTTCCTTAACTGGTTTAACTACACCTTTAACCGTTGCCCAAGGTGGTACAGGTGCGGCTACATTAACTGCTAATAATGTTATTCTTGGTAATGGCACTTCTGCACCACAATTTGTAGCACCAAGCACATCAGGCAATATTTTAACTTCTAATGGAACTACTTGGGTTTCTTCTGCACTTCCTGCTGGTAGTGTATTGCAAGTGGTTAGTGCTACTTATAGCACTAGCACATCTACAACTAGCAGTTCTTATGTTTCTACAGGATTATCTGCTTCAATTACTCCTAAATTTTCAACAAGTAAAATTCTTGTAATTGTAAGTATGGCTATTCAATCTGCTTCAGGTAATTTTGAAACAATTACTATATTTAGAGGCACTACATCAGGAACAGATTTAAGTGCTGGTAGTGGTTTTTCAAACAATACTAATAACACAAGTATTCAAGCCTGTCATGTTGGAATTGCTTATTTAGATTCTCCAGCAACTACTTCTGCAACTACATATACAGTAGGAATGAAAACTGGTGGTGGAACTTGTTATGCACAAGTAGTTGGTTCAACATCAACAATTACTTTAATGGAGATTGCGGGATGATTAATATACATGATGCTATTTACGCACTTAATTCATCTATCATAACCATTCGTGGTGACATAGCTTATGATGCCAATGAACAAGAAGTATCCTATGACATATCACAAGCAGAAGCTAAATTAGCTGAACTTCAGGCACAAGCCCAAGCTGATGCACAAGCAGTCATTGATAAAAAGGCTTCTGCACTAGCTAAACTAGCCGCACTTGGTCTAACTGAAGATGAAGTAAAAGCGTTGGTCGGCTAATATGTCTTTTGAAATTGACCCAGTTAAATACGGCCAGCTTTGGGAAAAGGTTGACCAATTAACTCAAAAAGTAGATAAGTTAGAAGATGGCATGGAAGAATTGCTTGCTTTGGCTAACAAGGGTCGGGGTGGGTTTTGGGTAGGAATGATGGTTGTATCAGCCTTTTCTACTTTCATTGGTTTTATTTCACACTACTTCACAAATAAATGATTTTAGAAACCATTATTGGTGCTTTAGTCCCCGTAGGAATTGACGGGATTAAAAGCCTGATTGGAATGGTTACAGGCGGTGTAAAACCTATTTCTGTAGATGAGCAAATTAAGTTAGATCAAAACGAAATAAACAAGCTACAAGCCATTGCACAGCTAGATAACCCCTACGGTACACCTAGCCAATGGGTCATTGATCTAAGGGCATCTAGCCGCTATTTAGGGGCATTGTTTGTCATTGTCGTAGGTATTGGTACATTGTTTTCATCGGTTACCCCTGAAATTCAAAGAATTGGCATAGAAGCCGCCAACATTGCCTTTGGTTTCTTGTTCGGCACACGCATTATGGCTAACCTAAAAAAATGATAAACAGCCGAAGCCTTGATGATTTGATTTCTCCAGCTAAAGAGCGTGTAGAGCATTTTCTTAGTCTTTGCAAGGATGAGGGTATAGACCTGCTAGTTACTTCAACTTATCGTGATAACGAATCTCAGACGGCTTTATACGAACAAGGTAGGACTACGGCAGGAAAGGTGGTTACCAATGCGAAAGCAGGTGATTCTTGGCATAACTGGCGTTGTGCTGTTGATGTCGTACCTATGGTCAACGGCAAGCCTAATTGGGATGGTTCTCACCCTGTATGGTCTAAGATCGGAGAACTAGGTGAACAAGCAGGGCTAGAATGGGCTGGTAGATGGCGTTCATTCAAAGAATTAGCCCACTTCCAGTACACGGGTGGGCTAACCCTCACAGACCTTAAAGAAGGCAAGCAGATCGCTTAAAACGGGGCGTATTGGTTGTGATAACTTGCCTTACGAACTCTAAACTGAAATAACTCCTCATGTTCAGGGTATTCCTTGGCAAACTTTCTAGCATAGTGACTAATCCAGCCGTCATCTATCTTAAAATCCCCCGTATTACCAATGGCCGTTTCCCAGCGTACCCGATGGAATACGCATTTAGCTGAAAAGTATTGGCGTCTTGCCGCCACCTGTAATGAGAATTTTTTAAACATTTCCCATATATCAGGATGCTGGGCGTCATAAATTTCAAAGTTTTCTTTTGTCCATTTATTGTTCATATTACATACCCGTGCATTAAGTAATTAGTACCAAAAATAATGACGCAGATCAAAATAGCTACTAAACCGCCTTGGATAAATTCTTTCATGCTGATCTCCTAGTGAAATATTTTGTAGCGTGGGTTACAGGTAACTTCTACGGGTACATCACTCATAGTGCCATTGATCCTACGCTTTGCCGTGATGACTACGGGGCGTGTACCAGCATCTTCACACTCTGTAATACCTAGTATGACTTGAGCACGGCTCATGTGAAAAGCCTGTTTATCAGTTTCTAAGCTGACATTGGGTGGTTCAAAAGAACTACAAGCGGCCAACGCAAAAGGGGTAAGTAGTAATAAGTATTTCATTTGTCGTTCCGTTCTGACCAAGCCATTTGAGCCTGTTCGTTAAATTTATCAAAATTGAGTGCGTGGATCATTTCCCATACGCTTGTTTTTGTGTCGCAGGTGCAGACATCTTCTATTTCTATGCCGCCTACATGACCAACGCTAGGTTCGTCTTTATCTATATACCCGTAAACATCTAGGTATGTATCACCGCAGTACATTGAAAATAAATAGTTATTGCTCATTTCTATCTCACTTTTTTAAAAAGTAGCCCCCGTAGGGGCTGGTTAATTAAACTAATTTAGGTCTTTGAATTACTGTTTGTTTAACGCCATTACGAACACCGTGATCTTTAATTGTGGCTTTAATAGTAGCTGTTTCGCCTTTATTTGGAAAACCAATTGCGTAACCTTTGTAAATAACAATGTTTTTGTCAGCATCTTCACAAATATTAATAAAATTTGTGCCATATAAGCCATTAATTTCAACAACATGAACACAAGTAATGGTTAAAGTAACTTTTTCACCAACAACACCAATATGCTGGCGAGTTGCATCTAAAGCCGCTTGTTTGTTTTTCCATTCAGCTTTGCGAACAATGCGGTCAGCAATACATTTGCGTACTGCTTCTACTTGCTTTTCAGACAATTTGCCATATTTTGCATAGGCAGAAGCTAAAGAGCCAACAAAACCTTCTTTGTAGCATTTAAAATTGCCTTCATCGTCATAGGTGCGGCCATCAGCTAAAAAACTTTCAATGTCTGACCAATCTTCGTAAGTTTTGCAAAAGGTTTTGTTTGCATTAGCTAAAATACGGGCTAAAGTTGCTTTTCTGTAAGCATCTTCATTTTCTATTACTGTGTAACCTCTAGTAGTTGCCATTTTGCGTTCCTTTTTCTATCTCACTCGGTATTGAGTGATACCAGTTTAGTTAAGCTAACTTAACAATACAAGTATTATTTAATAGGGATATACCCTTAGTTGTAAAAAAGATACAGGGCAGTATTTGGCAGTTACTAACTGTTAGGTGGAAAGCCGCAAAAACCCTAACTTACTGCATCCTACTATGGCGGCTTAACGCCCTAAAGAAGTTGGGGTACTCACAATCCTGTATGTGAAGCACTCTTGCTTTCCCCCGTTCCCGTGAAGGAATTAAAGATTGTTCTTTACCTGATAAAAGCGTAACAGATGTTGAAAGCACTCCCAGCCCTTTTGAAGCTGAGGTTCTTCTACTTCTACTAATTTTACTTGGTTAGTTGTGCCGTTGACAAATACGATTGCACACCGTGCGTTGGGCAAAGATAGTCCTTCACGGTAGGCCGCTAACTGTAGTTCATGCTCGAACCATACATCAATTTTATCAAGATCGGTAGTCTTAGTCTTAAAATCTACTATGAACCCCGTACCTTGACCGTTGATTGGTTTGGCCATAAGGTCGCACTTTCCCCCAAAGCCCAATTGGTGACCAAAAGAACGCTCACTCAGCCAAGGCTGGTTCCCAAAGGTTACCTTTAGCAACCTATCAATCTCATCAAGGTAAGCTGGTTTTTCAGGCAAATACATTTGCTCAAAGTAACCTTCAATGATGTTATGAATAGCTGTACCACGCTCTGCCGCTTCCCTACCAGTAGCCTTACTATCCTTCATTACCCTAGATAGCCAAACCCCTTCTTCTTCCCCTTCTAGGCGAGGAAGTGTAAGTGCGGCAAGGATAGCTTGTTCTTGCATCCATCGGAGCAATCCTTCACCTTTGTTTGCGACATTGATGATTGTAGTAACTGAGGGCAGTAAACCGAGTTTTCGTGCATCAGATACATTTGTTGCCCGTTCCTTGCCCGTAGACGATCCAATGACTGTATAGGCTGGACTGCCGTCTTTAGTATAGAAGTGACCACTTTTTTCTTCCTTTTCTTTAACTATCATAATCAGAATGGAATATCGTCAAGTTTAGAATCTTCAGCTTTTGGCTCATCTGCTTCTCTAGCCTTTTGCCCACGCCACTCAGATGATTCTGCAATCTTTTCCTTGTAATACTTTGGCAGGGCATCGTACTTAGCTTGGTCAAATTCAGCTAACCAAAAATGCAAGGTAGGGTTGACACCTTCAGGTTGGGCGTTACGCAGGGCAGACGGTACAGGGCTAATACCGCTAATGTTGGCGTACTTACCATCTTCTGAATGGGTAATGTTGACCATACAAAACTTACCTAATAGATTACGCAAATCAAAGTTCTTGCGATCTTCTGCGGTCATCTTCTTGTTAGACCATGCTTCTAAATCTTGACGCAATCTAGCTTGGTCACCCAAAGACACGGTATAACGCTTAGACACAATCAACGGCTTTTTATCGTCAGTTTGTAATGGCTGGTCTTGATCGTCATTACCATGCAATTCCCAAGTCAATACAACTTTGTGCATAATCTTGGTTTCTCCAGCCCATTCGGTAGCTTGATGCCCTAGGTCAATGACCGAGTACAACCGAGCCATGTGTAACCCTGCTGGGGCTATTTTAAATTCTTTACTGTTATCTGAAATAATCATTGCTTGCTCCTAAAAATAGTTGAAAAGTCATCAAAGACTGCTTGTAATACGGGGTTTTTTTGTACTGGTGATGGCAAGCCACACGCATAGCGTAGGTCACCTATCTCATCTGCTGTAATAAATACCCCATTTTCGAGGTCTTTAAAGATGCGTTCCAAATGTTGTTGGAAGCTGTGAAAGTCTTGATCTTGCTCACTCATACGAGTTCTCCTAATTAACACGGCATATACCGTATTTAGATATTAAGCCAACTTAAAACATAAAGCAACAGTTTATTTGCAAATAGTTGTAAAAATGTTAAGATAGCTTATGGATAAAATTACCGCAACAGCAATGATTCGTTTATTGGGTGGGCCAACAAGGGTATCAAAATTAGTCAATGTGTCCGTGCCAGCCGTATCTATGTGGCAAAACGGGGACATTCCTTACGATAAACTGGTAATCCTTGCCGCCACTCTAGAAAAAGAATCGCATGGGCTGATTACCCGTAAAAACCTGTTTCCCAACAATTACAAATTAATTTGGCCTGAACTTGAATAAGCCACATATTGTTGCTTTTGGGGGTGGGGTTGATAGTACAGCTATGATTTTGGGGCTATACGAAGCTAACAGACCAATAGATTTAATACTTTTTGCTGATACTGGCGGTGAAAGACCAGAAACTTACGCCCATATTGAAAATTTTAGCAATTGGTTGGCAAGTAAAAGTTTGCCTAAAATTACCGTAGTAAAGCGTGTTAGGAAAGATGGAAGTTTAGAGAACCTTGAAGAAGAATGTCTTAGGTCAAACACTCTGCCATCTATTGCCTATGGTTACAAAAGGTGTTCACAAAAACACAAAATAGCCCCACAAGACAAATATTGTAATCATTGGCAACCAGCTATTGATTGGTGGAAAACAGGCTCAAAATGCGTTAAATACATAGGGTATGACGCTGGTGAATCCCATAGGGCTGACAATGCGGCAAAGCGTGATGACCCTAAATATGACTACGAATACCCATTAATTGAATGGCAATGGGATAGACAAGATTGTTTAGACATTATTGCAAAACATGGAATTACCAATGTTGGTAAATCAGCTTGCTTTTTTTGCCCATCTTCTCGCCCAAAAGAAATTGTTGATCTTTATGAAAAACACCCTGATTTATTGCAAAGGGCATTAGACATTAAAAAACAAGCAGAACTTACCAGCATCAAAGGTTTAGGTAGAAATTACGCTTGGTCGGAAGTAATTTTGATGCACAAATCCCAAATGACGCTTCCATTTGTAGGGTTTGATGTTCCATGTGAATGTACTGAATGAATAACATTACCCTTTGCTGTATTGATTCGGTACAGCCTGACAAGGCTAAAAAAGCAATGGACAAGTGCAAGGAATACTTTAATTTTCGCGGTGAAGTCTTTATAACTGACCACCAAATCAATAGCCGCCAAGCGTATAGCAAATTTATCCTTCAAGAACTGCATAAACACATCCACACGGACTTTGTTTTAATAGTTCAATGGGATGGGTACATCATTAACCCTGACGCTTGGAATGACCAGTTTCTAGAATATGACTACATTGGGGCGGTATGGCCTTGGCATCCAATGGGTAGAATGGTAGGCAATGGTGGCTTTAGCCTACGTTCAAGGGTGCTTTGCCAATTAACTGCCAGCCCTGACTTTGTTTATTCTGATGACAATGAAGATGACCAAATTTGCCATCTAAACAGGATATATCTAGAAAATCAGGGTATTAAGTTTGCCCCTGTAGAAATAGCCCGTTATTTTAGTTTTGAGCGTGAACTGTCTAATATTAAAACATTTGGCTTTCACGGGGATTTTAATTTTGAAAGACTTGGGCTATACTAACGGGGCAGAGTGATGTCTGTTTAGTAAGTGGCTCTATACACAAGACCCTTTTGGGTTGTTCTGAGTGTTTAGTAAATGATATAGAGCCATTTATTAAGCAACATCACCTTAGAGCAACCCCAAGGGGTTTTTCTATTTCTGCCGTACTCCAAGCGTTATTAAGCACCTAAATGGGTGGCGTGGAATAGAACATGGGCTGGTTTACACCTGACAGCAAGCCCCGTAGCGTTGAGTGGCGACTACACAAGATACAAGGACAATGGTGATAGACAACCTTGTAATCGAATGAACACTACCTTTGGGAGCATTAGTTCGGGACACATCCTGAATGGATGAAGGCTTATCACCTTTGGGCAACCTATGGCAAGAAAACAACACCTAGGTATAAACACCTACAAATAAATAGACATCATTAAGTTTACTTAACATATACTTTCAACATGATTGAAAATTTGATATTAATTTTTTCTGTTGGAATCTTTGCCATATTAGGCGTGGTAATGCTCTTTATGGCTTTAATCTTTTATTGGGTGAAATGATGACTTGGAACTTACGCTTGGTAAACATGAGTAATTCATACGAGGATTACTTTGAAATTCGTGAAGTGTATTACGACAATATGGGAAAGCCGATTGGACATAGCAATGCGGCTATTGGTGGCGAGGACAGGCTAGAAGTAGACCGTTACATAGAATTAGCTAAACTTGCTTTGGAT